TTTCTTTTTCTTTTCCTTGAAGTCGTGTATTTTCCAGAATTCTCTTATTTTCTTCCTCAATTTGTTTCTGAGTCTCAAGCGATTTTGCGTCAAACGTTGCAATTGCTTGCTTGTTTCCCGCCATTACGCCGATTGAATTTGCCTCAGCTTCGATAAGGGCAAGTTCACGCTGTTTTTGTTTAACAGTATTTTCTCCTTTTGCAGCTTCAAGTACACGCTGAAGAGCTGCATCTTCGCCAAGAGCATTGAGCCTTTCCTGGAGCACAATTGCTTCTTTTTTGATTCTATTATCATTAGCACTGAGCGTTGCCATTTGCCCCTGAATTGCTGAAACTGGAGGGCCAGGAACTCTGAATTTATTTGGAATAGCGGAAATTGGGACTTGACCACTTACGGTGGCAGCTTGTGTATTCACTGGGGCTGGGCCAATCATATTCATTTCTCTTGCTAATGCTGAATTCATTTTTATCATTCCACCTGGGCTGGGCAGATGAAGATGCACATTGGAGTCCCACGGTCCACGCCCATGTCCCGCCGGATCGCTAATCGGCCCACGCAAGACACCGTTGCCACCCTCTGGGAATGCACCAGTCGCCCGCAAACGTCGCTCCATCTTCACCGTTTCCCGATAAGCATCGGCGACAGTTCCAGACAGCCATCCCATATCCATTGCGTTGAGCATGTGATTCGGGGTTGCATGACCAGCATTTGTAAAATCGCCTCTGGTTCGATCGAATCCTTGCGAGCGCAACCACGCACGCATTACAGATTTATTGATATAAGCTGGAAATGATTGACCTCCGGTGCCAATTGCACCACCCTGATAGACGGGTGATCCGCGATCAGCCTTGATCTGTGCATCTTGTTGATCCCTTAGGTACTGCCTATTCATGTCGTCAACTTTTCTTGCATTCGCAAACTTCATCTCTTCAACTTGAATTTCGTAATTCAAGGTTGCTCTACGAATAGAATCTGCCTCCCTCGCCAGTCCGTAAACATAGTTCTGCGTATCGCGCTGCTGTTTTGCAATATCAAGCTCAAGATTGCGGCGAGCAGTCTCAATTTCGGCTGCATTAGTCTTGCGAAGTTTGACGAGATCGGCTTCTGCAGAAAGAACGGCAGCGGCCCTACCCTCTTCGTTAGAAATTTCCTTGCGGTATTGCAAGTCAACGGTATCTATTACAATTTGCCGCTTAAGGCGATCATTCGCAATTTGATCACGCTGAAGCTGTTGCTGCTTGTTGAAAATATCGTCGCTGACTCGACGTTGCAAATCCCAGGCTTGCCGTTGCAGATCAATTGCTTGATACTCAAACTGACGGGTTTGAGTCTTGGAATTTCTGATATAATCTTCCACCTCCCTTGCTCTTTGAAGCTGCTTGTCGTCCCTGTCTCTCTGTTCTTGGCGATTTTTGTCTTGCTCTTCCTGCTGTTTCGCTGGATCAACCTTTAAGGCTGGTGCCGCAAGTGGCACCGTCATTCCCCTCAGGCTTTGCTGAAGAGCAGCCTCCGACTCTCCAGTTGCTCCGTAAAGATTTAGAGCCTTCCTCCTGTTATACTCAATTTTACCAGCAGGCGTAAGTGATTGGATAAAATCTTTGCGCTGAACCTCCCGCCTATTTCCACTCGAAAATAGCTCGACTACACTTGTTACCCACTCAAGCAATCCAGCAAGCGGCCCTGCAATGGCTGCTTGTATCTGGAGATTTAATTCAGCCCAAGCCTTGCCAAGCCTTACACTTTGCTCGTCAAGATTTGCCATATCTCGCATGGCAAGCACACCAATCTTTTTCGCAAGCTCTTCCTGAATTACGGCAGCAGCCTTTGTGGAATTTCCGTATTCAATCAGATTCTTGATCTGCAGCTCTTGAGACTTACTTGCAAACAGACCAGCATCAGCCAACTTTTGGAAATTGGTGATTGGATCACGCATAGCGGAAGCGGCGTCCTTGGCAGCCGTTGCCAGACCGTCGATAGCCGATCCCAAGGCCGTTCCAATCAAGGACAGGCCGAAGCCAAGGCCACCCCCGGCAAAGCCGCCTGCAGCACCGCCCAGGCCGCCTCCAAGGGATGCCCCGAGCCCCTGGCCGAACAGCAGCGGGAAGGCGCCACCGATCAAGCCTTCACTGATAGCAGCGCCGCCCTTTCTGCCAAATCTGCGCTCCAGGAATGGTGTTTGATTGAAGATGGGACTTCCTGGCATATTGACCCCTCCCATAATTGGAGAAGATGGATAGCCGGTCGTCTGTTGTTTTAGAGTGCTATTTCTTTGTCTAAGGAGGGCTATGCTTCTGCTTATTGCAGCAAGAGTATTATTTTCAATATCAAGATTTTTTAGGTTAATATCAAATGTTCCAGATTGAATTCTGTTGATCTGATTTTGCAGTGTAATTTTTTCACTAGATACATTAAGTCCCTGAGCTTCAAGTCCATTCAGCTTGGCAAGAAGCATTTCATTAGCACTGTAAATAGCGTTTAATTGCTTCTGTCCGTTAATAGGGGAAAATTGACCAGTTTTAATTGGCCCAGTGCTGCGATTTAATCTTTCAAGAGAAAACCTTTGTTTATCAATTTCTCTTGTAATTCTTTGAGCATCTTCAAGCCTGTTTTGCGATAAAGCATCAAAGCCTTGATGAAGCCGTCCAAGTAGTTGGGTTTTTTGTACCTGAGTCAACAAACCCTGATTTATCCTATCCTCAAGTGCGGCCTGCCTGCTCAGTTCATCGCTTACCTTTCTTTCGTATGTTGCTTTTTGCGTGAACGCACTTACTGATCCAAGGTTTGTGGCTGGTCCCTTTGCGGTCGCAATTCTTGCGGACTGGCCGCGCATTCCGATAGCAGACAAATCGTTTTTTGCCCTGCCAATAATCTCCTCAAGTGCGCTAAATTCATTGCTGATAGCAGGAACTATTGACTGAAGTTCACTTGCCCTGGCGACAAAAGCAGACATAGCTGCTTCACTTTTTACAATACTGGAATATGAGTTAATAAGATCAGTTACCTGACTTCTTGCCGCACTAATCGAGCCCTCTCCGCCGCGACCAATATTAACTCTTGGTGCTTGTGCTGACAATCCAAACGCAAGAGCCTCAAGCCTTTTTTGTTGAGCTTCGTAAGATTTTCCGCTTGCTAGTTGAGCTGCAATAGAAAATCTATTAAATTCAGAAGAAGCAATCTTTGAGTTATTTGCAATAAGCATCAAGGCATTTCCTTGCGCCGTAAGCTGTGATACAGTTACAGCTGATTGATCCTTCAGTATTTTTCCATCTCTAATTGATCTTTGTTGACTTGCTCCAAGCAAAAGATAGTCGTCGGCTAATTGCCTAATAGCTGCTGCAGCCTCCTTTGCTCTTTCTGCCTCTTCAAGTCCGCGACCAGCTTCTTTTCTTTTCTGCTGAGCTTTGGCTAAATCAAGCTCAGCCTTTCCCATTTCATACATTGACTGGCTAAGGCCATCCTGAGCTTTTTTCTGATCCTCAAGTGCCTTGGTATATTTTTTTGTATTTGGATTGGTTAATTCAAGAATTTTATTAGCAGCAGCAAGCTTACTTGCATACGTTTCAAAGGATTTTGACGCAGAATCAGAAGTCTTTTTAATGCTATCAATATTTGCATCAAGAATTTTTGTTTGCTGCCAAAAAGATTCTACTGATTTTTCGGCAGAGGAAGCGTTAATATCAATTGGTTTTTTATTGATGCTATTTACTATTGACTCAAGCTGTGAAACCTTGCTGATAATCTTCTCAATTTTTGATAAGCCATTTGCAATTATATTGATTTGCGCCTCGTAACTTGCCATTGTTGCAAACCGCCTCGTCACCCAAGTCTAGCTAGACAAGAAAAAGCCGCCCCGAAGAGCGGCCATTACTTGCGTTTGATTTTTTCAAGTTCCGCTTCCTGTCGTCTAGCTTTGATGGCAAAATAAGCAGCCCAGAGACTCATCTCTTCGTCTGTTATTTTGCCTTTAAGCTCTGACAATGTGCAATGCAGAACTTCGGCGAGAGAGAGTTGAAAGTAGAGCCTGCCATCAGACTCCAGCTCGCTCTCAATCGCTTTTGGCGTCAGGTTCTGCGTCGTCGGAACCCCGTGGCCTCAACACACACAGAATCAACTTCTGAAGATCCTCATCTTCAACTTCACGCTTGAGTACGGGAATGTCGCCAGGCTTGAAAAGCTTTTGACCGCTTTCGTCAAGCGCTTTTGCAATCAGCAGTTGCATTGCAAAATCACCAGCGGTATCAGACTTTGCATCCTTCTGTGCTCGCTCACGCTCGGCAGCGGTAAGAGGAGCGGCGTAGAAAATGAATTCATCGCCGTTGACAAGAGTAACCTCTTGCTTAATCGGCTCAAAGTTTGCTGCCTTACGCAAGCGGTCAATCGCCCTGATCGTGGAGGCCGGAGATGGTTGAGTTGCGCTCATAAAAAAAAAGCGTTCCCGAAAACTCTACAGCACCCTGCTGCACACTGCAAATAAAAAGCCCCGCCGAAGCGGGGCAAGAGATCGACCATTCGCAGGATCAGGTTTGAGCAAGATCGAAACTGGGGCTTGCACTGGGGCTGAAGTTGATTGCCACGCTGATAGCGTTATCAGGGTCAACACTGATGCTTGCACTCTCAAGCACAATGTCCATCGAGATGGAACGGGACTTCGTTTCATCAGTAGTGGTGCCACTGGAAACAATACGATCAACGTAAAGTCGCACCGAAGCACCAACCTGATTGCGTTGAAGAACATCTTCAATCATCCGGTTAGCAAGAGCGCTATCTTCATCCGTCATGTAGACGGTTGCGCTTCCACTGCCATCAGCAAAGCCGGTGATGTAGTTCTTGAAAGGTGCATACTGGCCAGGAGCTTGACCGATGGTGGTAACATCAATCTTGCTACGGCTAATATCAAACTTCCAATCACGCACCTGTGCAACGATTGCATAATCCGCATAGTCAACACGGAATTCATTGGGGGCAGTTGCGGTGCCAGCAGTGGTAAGAGTAACGGAAGCCCCACCAAGGGTGGCAGATACCTTCAGGACACCAGTCGAAGGAACGTAGGAAAAAACGTAGTAGGTCGTACCAGCAGTCAGGCCAGCGGGAAGAGTTCCAGAAACGGTTCCACCAAGGATGTTATAGACAGCGAACTTGACCGGATCACCAACTTTCAGGTTGCGATAGGTTTCAATGGTGATTTCAGCAGAGGCAAAGGCAACGTTGGCCGGAGCGAAAGTACCAGAAGTTCCAGCAGGCTTGTAAGAAAAAGCGCCGGAAGTACCAGAAAGAACGGTTGCGGGCATGACGAATCAGGGATAGTGGCTGAGTGGGCACTGCCCAGCTAAGAACAGAATAGCGATTCACCCTGATGTAGCCTGCCAACTAGCGTCAATTCGTCCGACAAAGTGAGGAATGGTATCCGGCGACTGAAAAGAGGGTCCAGTGATTTCCCCAATTCTTACATAAGTTGAGTCTGCTGTTTTTCCGGTTGAATTAAGCGCATCAATTACGGTTTTTGCAAGTGCAATGAGTTCCTGACAGCGAGCCGGACCAGCGCCTTTTGCGGTAAAACAGCGAACAATAATTGCACCCCTTGCATGATCAAGCGATCCTGTGAGTGTTGATCTAGTTGTAAGCCCAAATGCAGTGTTGATCCTAACGTACTCTTTCGGAGCATCAGGGGGAACTGCGGTTACATTATCAAAATAAACAGGAACTGGTGGAGTCTGTGAATTGTAAGCTGTCAGCAAAGGTGCCTCGATTTTTGCGCGAATTGACTGATAGTTCATTTAGTTGCTCCTCGCAAATGCAATTTTAATACCATTCTCAAGCGACTTTTGCAATCCACCTCCATTGATATAGGTGATAAACCAGTCTGGTTGTGCAGTTGCAAATGACGTTGATTCTTTTCCATCCTCTGGTTCCGCAATATCTGTTCTCATGCGACCAACACGCCTGCCTTCAATAACAATCTCACCCTTTGGTGCAAAACCTGGATTTTCAAACACTCCTTCCTCAAGATCCATTGCCGCCATTGCGTAGTCAGTTGTATTTACAATTGACAGCTTTGGATTTCGCTTTACAGCAGCAATTGTATCTGGTAGTGCCGGAGTATCTCTAATTGTATAAGGATATGAGCCCTGTTTTCCTTTGCCTACCCCTGGCGCATCAGCAACCCAGCTATTGGCAAATTCTCCACTCCAATTAGGGCCAATTCTTGCAAGATCATTCATGATTTCTGCTGCTGCATGTCTTGCGGCACTTTGAACCTGTCTGCGAATATCACGATTGATCTGCTTAAGCGGTTTTGCCATGTCAATTCACTCTCGCAATAACGACATGAAGAATAGGATTGTCGCCTCGATAGGAAATCGGGTCGATAATTCTGGCTGTCCTAGTTGTGCCATTTTGCGCGTAACTAATCGAGTCAGTTGTCTGCGGATAGTACCCTGCTAGATAAACCGCCGGAATCAGGATCTTCATATCACCGTGCTGATACATTCCATCAATTTCTTTTGCCTTAAGATATGCTACAACAACTTTCATCGAAATTTTTGATGGCCCACCCGTAACAGTTCCAGTCTCTGGATCATACGATTGATTCTTATTTGCTTTCAAGTAAGTAGCGCTGATTCCAAACTGCTCGATCAGCGGTCCAGGAATTGAGGAAAAAATGTCATCAACAAGCGCCATGATTACAGCGGATTACTGGCCCAGCCACCAGTAGCTGGAAAGACCTGGCCATTTGCAAAGCGAATTCCCCTGGCGCGAAATCCATTGCCGTAGTATGGATCAACCCTTGCAACACTTCTGCGAGTCACAAATGGCTGCGTAAATCCTGGATCATTCATGTAACGACGCAGAATATCCATTGAAAATGGAGGAATATAGTCAATGCCAGTTTGTGGTGCATCACTACCCTTGAACTTGACCTGCAAGGCACCGTCGCCAAGATTTACTTCACTGTATTGATTTGTGTTACGCAGCGATCCACCGCCATCTCCTTCTGCAATAGCAGTGTATCCGCCACCACTGCCAAGAAAAGCTGCCATATAGGCAACTGCAATTTCAAAGTCGATTGGCAGATCGTCGTTTGAAAGCCGCCTGCTATCAACTACAATAATTCTTGGCCAGGCAAGAGATTGAGTAGATGATGCAGTTGTCCCCTTCCACTTTAGGGGATTGATTGTCATTGTTGCAGCTACAAGCGTCTGCTCTTGCTCTGCCTCTGTCAATGCAAGCCAAGCTGTAATTCCGTCGCTTGCTGGCAAATCTTCAAGCAGAGTCGTGGCCCTCGCAACACTCAGGAAGGAGTTGGCGTTCTCCGCCCCCAGTGTCGATACGAAGGCCATCTGCTCGTCTCCCTAGGGCTCAGGATTTGACGGTAGCGGCCTTGCCCTTTGTCGTGGGTGCAGGGGCTTCAGGAGCCGGTGCAGGGGCCTCTTGCACAGGCTCAGCAGCTTGCTCTGGCATGGGACAGGCGGCAGCGGCAGCGGCAGCGGCTTCGCGCTGCTGACGGGCCATACGAGCACTAAAGGTTTCAAACATGGCTCAAAAGTAGTGAAATTGAAGTTGATGATCTTGAGATTTGCAAATGGCCCCACCGAAGCAGGGCCAAATGCAAAATCAATTCGCCTCAATCAGATGTAGGCCCGCAGTTGGGTAATCCGAATGTTGCGATTGTCGGTGAACACCTTTTCCCAGTTAGTGCCGACAGCAAGCTCAGCATTGGTGGGACCACCCTGAGCAGCCGCATTGCCAATCCAGGAAACACCATTGGGGTGAACCATGTAGTGGGTGCGGTTGAACAGATAGTCCATGCCAACGCCGGGATCACGGTAGGTTTCCAGCGGAGTCTTGGCAGGAGCACTTGCATAGGCAAATGCACCGGGACCGAAGAAATAGGTGTAAAGTACATCGGTGCCGCCAGTGCCAGCACCAGCATCGACGGGCAGGGTGTCGTCAACAAAAACCGGGCGACCAAGATAGGTGCCAAGTTCAAGGCGCTCAGTTGACAGGCGCGTGTCAATCTGAGAAACACCAGTAGCTGGAACAATCAGATCCAGCTTCATCAAGCGGTAATAAGTCCGCGAGTGCATCAGGGCACCAGTCAGCTCATTACCTGCATCACCAAGTTTGGCGATGGCGTCAACCATCACATCCGAGGTGAGCTGGGTTGAAGTGCCACCGACAGCATGGGAGGTTGCGAGGGGGCCACCAGTTGCAAAGAGGCCACGAATTCCAGAGATCAAGGTTCCCTGCATCTTGCGAACCCAGAACTGACCAGTGCGACGAGCAACGGCCTGCATGGGATCGGAGCCAGACAACTCAGCAGCGAGATCCGAAGCCTTCCAGGACTTACCACGCATCAAGCGAACGCCAGTTTGCACGTTGCCGCTCAGCGTGTCAGCGGTAAGGCCAACGGTATCGCTGAGAACTTCGTCTTCTCCGGTCAGATCACCGAAGAAAGGAAGGTCGATGGTTTTGCCGCCTTTGGCAAATTCATCCTGGATGGCCTGGTTTGTAACCATGAGGCCACTGGTAACAAGAGAGTTCTTGTTTTGCAGCTCTTCCTGCTGGTATTCCAGGAAAAGCTGGGGAATAAAAGGAACGCCAGCAATGAGCATTGGTCTTTACCTTGGGAGGGTTTGGGAAATTAAAAAAAGTTGACGGCACAGCCGATAGGGTCAAGTCACCTGCGGTACAACCGCTATGCCGATGCCTGACCTAGCGAGGCACAGCCTCTATTGCCAATAGAGTAGCAAGGATCTACTTGGTCCTAGGCTTTTTCTTTCTCATTCCAGCTTCGCTCATTGCAATTGCAATAGCCTGCTTCCTGTTTTTCACAAGTGGACCCTTCTTGCTACCAGAATGAAGTTTGCCAGCAGCAAACTCCTTCATAACTTTGCTCATTTTTTTTTCGGCCTTGGTTTTCTTTTTCATGACTAGAAAAGCAATGTAATAAAAAAGCCCTGCCTAAGCAGGGCCAAAAACTTGCAACTAAATCAAACGAGGGTAAGAGTCCAGCCTTTGCCGGTGGCAATGGCTTTTTCACCAGTTGTCAGGGATGCGGTGCCGGTGGCGCCAACAATGTCCAGGGTCTGAGTACCAGTCACAGTTGGAAGACCGTTGAAGATCCTCACAAGTTGTGCTTGAGTCAGGGCAGTAGGAAGTTTGATGTTGGTGCTCGTCCGCAGACCAGTACCAGCAGAGTACAGAATGCGGATACCAGCAATGACCTCATCAGCATCATCAGTAACCTGACGACCGATGATGTTTTGATCGGTTTTGTAGGGCATGGGGGAATCAGATGTGCGCTCAAGTACAGCTTACTGATGCCGTCCCGATCAAGACCGCTCCAATTGCAATCCATTTGACGCGATTAGCCCAGTAAGCGGCTGACATTTTTCCCTTTGCAATATTTTTTGCGTGTCGAGCCTTGAAGGCTTCACGGCGCTTGCGATAGGCTTCCGATTCTCCTTCCTTTTTGGGAGAGCCAGAAACACCCTGCTGGCCAAATCGAATAAGTCTCACTTTGCCATTTTCCTTGACGAGAACAGCGTGCGATTTTTCTGGATGGTTTGGAGTTCGCTTTGGTTTATTGTATCCCTCAAACGTTTCCCCTCTGTATGTAATTGACATTTTGAAATTGAGGCTAAAAAAATTCTAGCAATAAAAAGCCCCCAGTCTTGACCGGGGGTGTAATCGCTAAAAGCATTAGCACTGCTTTACATTGATTGAAGAGCCCTGGAAATAACAGGATCAAGTTTTCCAGCCAACCGTGCATCCTGAATCAAGCGCTTTGCCTTGTCGGGATCGGAATTAAGCAGCCTTGCTGCCTCCGTAGCATTTGCGGAATCCTTGCTGAAGGGATTGTTTGTATAAGTAGGGGCTGGAGTGCGATTGGTTGTCATGCCAGATCCAGTTGCGCCGCTACCACGGAAGTAAATTGCAAACTCTTCGTCTTCACGGAGCTTGTTGACAGCATCACGAAGAGAAACGGGATCTTGCTCAGAACCAAAAACAACAGTGTTTTCATCGTCAAGAAGCCTGAACTTCTCCTGGAGCAGTTTGTAAACATGCTTCGGTCGATCGCACTGAACTTTTGCAAGCTCATCAGTCACAAAACTTTCAAGTTTGTTTTGACGACGCTTGTCGCGCTCTTCATTCTTCTCCTTCTCCAGCTTTTCGTTGGTCTTGCGAAGGTTCTCCAGTTCCGTCCGCAGGGACGCGAACTGGGCCTTCACGGCCTCGTCCATGGCGTCCGAGGGGGATTGCCCTTGAGGCGCAGCAGGTGGCTGTCCCTGAGGCTCTGGCGGGGCGATGGCGGCCTTCAGAACGGGGGCGAGACGCTCGGCAAGGGCTTCCTCATCGAGATCACCCGACAGATCAAGACCGGCAACCTTGATAAAAGAATCAATGGTTTTTTTCTTCTTCAGATCCTTAAGCAGTCCTTGATTTGTTGATTTAAGCTTTGCCTGCTCGTTTTCAAGATCACCTGCCTTTTTGTCAAGCTCTTGGATCAGAGCGATGGCTTCTTCAAGTGTTTCTGGAGGATTCACGCAAAGTCGTGCGTTGACTCGTTACATCATAGCACCTGTTGTCTCGTTGAGTTCAACCCCAGTCTCCTGCGTTTCCATATCACGCCCCTCCGAAAGCGGAGTGCTGGCATCAACGGGAATCTGGCCGCGATTGGGAACTCCACCCTTGTCGGCAATGCCAAGATCAGTTGCAGTTTCGTGACCTTCAAGATTCATTTTCTCCAGCAAATCTTTAACTGTAAAGTCAGGCAAGCCTTCAAACATTTCGCCAGCTTCAAGCATCCGCAAGAAAAGCTCAACGGTAATTGTATTGCTCTTAAGCAATGCCAGCAAAGCAAGCACCTGTTGAGAGTGCAGTTTGACTGGAATAAAGTTTTTGCTAATCGAAATGCTAACTGCTGAAATATCTCGATATGCAGAGGCGTACAGAAGGGCGCGATTCATTGCATCTTCAAGGCTCTGCACAAGAACCGCAAGCTGAGAGTCACTTTGCGAACGATCAAGGAGCTTTGCAAAGCCAGATTCTGCTTGCGTCTTGCCAGTTGTCATTGCAACAGCGGCCAAGCGCTCCATTGCAGACTCAATACGCTTCAGGTTTTCAAGCGTAATTGATGCTCCATCCATCGAAGCACTAAGCATTCCAAACTTTGCATCTGGATTGGAAGAAAAAAGCGCTCTACCGGAACCTGCTTCAACTTCATCCTCAGCACGCACCCCAGTACCCGTAAGAAGCGGAGAAGAAGTCAGGTGGATAGATTCTGCAAGATCCGCAGAAATGCTCCAATGATGCAAGTTCAGGCGAGCAATATCAAAGAGGAGTGGGCGAGCACGGAAAAATGCTTCCTTCTTCCCGCCGAATACTGGCACAAATGGAATGAAGGAGATCGAAAGATATGAGGTATCCTCAAGGATATACTTGTCAATAGATTCTGTTCCGTTTTTCTTGGTGTAAAGGCGGCAGCGAACCTTCTCCGTGCCAGGAATCACACTCGGCTTGTCGCCAAGCATTGAAACCTCGTCGTCAATTGCGCTCACAATGTCGTAAACACGCACTGCAGGGACAACTTCTTCAAAGAATTCGTTGGAATCACTTTGCCGTCGTACTTCTGCTTTGACGCGCAAGTAGGTGGGAAATGCCCCAAAAAAATTTTGGCTTCCAATCTGTGCATTGAATACGCCGTAGCGACACTCAAGCACTTGATCCATTCGCATCAGGACAAAATATGGACGCGGATTAAGTGTCTTCTCTTCGCTTGCCGTCAAATTTTCTGGAAGTTTTGGATATTCAACCCAGATTCCAGAAACGCCACCGTCAATAGCTTCTGTAAAAGCCTCTTTAGCATAGGAAACCAGGGAGTGACCCTCAAGATCAACATCGGAAAAGAAATTTCCCCATTCCATAGGAATCTCTTCTGGCAGTGACACACCCTTGCGAAGCGCCGTGCCAACAACAAGATCCCGAAGGTGCGCGTAATAATTCTGAAAGCTACTTTGTGCGCGTGTTTTACGCACTTCGTAGCTGCCTCCCTCTTCAAGATAATCTTTAGGAATATAAGCATCAAGCGCTTCTGTCAGGTAAAATTCTGGAAGCGTGCAAAAACGAATCGGCGACAAACGAGAGAATTGCTCTGCTTGCTCTAATGAGTAGGCATCGACACCTACAACTTCCTCAAATGCTTCTTCGTATTCTGGAAATCTACGCTCAAACGGAAGTGCAAGATTGTCGCCTGTTGGAACGAGCGAGTTTGGAACGAGCGACACTGTTTCTAGCGCAATCTCCTAGCAGTGTAGCTCTTGCTCTTCAACGCCAGCGTGGACCGCGACCAGATGCCATCGAAGAACGCGGCATTGTATGCCAAATCAAATACCTGAAAGCATCCCCGGCGTGAGAACGATCATTCTTTCCGCCTTTTGCTGGTTTGTAACTGTCGTCGTAGGCCCATTGCTCTAGCGAATCGACCGTTTCAACGCAATTTGTCAGGTTTACTCGGACGCTATTGGCTGCAATGTGCATATTTGCGTGAGCAAGGGTCTCTGCAACAGGTGGATTTCGATTTTCTGCAATCACACGTACTCCTGCACTTCGCAAAATGTCGTGATCGGTCTGCGTAGAGCTTGTGCTGGCGTGACTTCCGCTCGCGTCTGGGTGGCATACGACCAATCCCCTGGCCAGATGCGAGGGAAAACGGCGTTTCAGGTGCTCTACAAGGTCAAAAGTGGTTCTGCAAGTGTGTTCGTCAAAAACATGCAAGATTTGTCCAAGCGGACCAGCTCGCATAACGGCGTAACAAGACTGGCTGCAGCCAATATTGAAGTCTGCACCGAAAATAATCCTTTCGTCGGCGAGAGGAGAGAAGATTGTTGTGCTGTGCTTTGCTCTGTCGAATTCGTAAAAGACGAGAGAAGTGTTGAGCGAGACAAATTCACCGTTAAGATAGGCTTCAATCAGATTCGGCGGGTAGGAATTGCGAAGATTCTGGATGAAACCTGGGTCAAGGTATGGATTATCTTCTGTTTTGGCCTTGTACAGCTTCTTCTCGTCTGATGCCTCGCGTACAAATAAGTTGTAAAGTGACTTGTGGCCTTCTGGCGTGGAAGCAAAGCCAAGTTGTGGGCAATTTCCAACGCGAACACGACCTTGCAGCTTAATAATTGCAGCTTCTGCAATGTGTGTTGCAGCCGTGTCGATCTCGTCAACAATCATCGACGCCGCGTTTACACCGATCAAACGCTGATAATTCTCAAACGAGCGTAAAAGGATAGGTGTATCACCCTTTGGCAACTTCAACGTATAAACAGGTAGTGGGCTGCTCTTAAACTCATACGGAATCGAGTATCGTTCAAGCAAATTCTGCCAGGCGGGAATTGCAATATCTCGCAAGTTTGGAATTGTCGGCTCCAAAAACAAGTGTGTGAAGCCCTGGCTTCTGAAGCAAAGTAAAACCGACTTGGCGACAGCAGCAAAGCTTTTCCCGCTGCCAAATCCTCCGCATAAAGCAACCATGCGATGGTCAAAGTCAGTGACAAAGCCGTGCTGATGCGGCAAGAGATCCGAAACAATCCTTGCTTCGCAATGATCGCAGTTGAAACCGTTGTTTGCTCTTTTTGCTACGTTACGCAGCAACGAAGTATCTGTAAATAGTCCAAGCGATTGCAATGCAGCCTTGTCTGCGTATCTGCTGCTTCGTAGTTTTGCTGGCATGAATTAACTCTTCTTTTTCTTTTTTCTTTTGTGCTGGTAGCCGATTCTTTTTGAGCTTGTCTTCTCCCGCTTAAACTTCTTTTTTTCTGCAGCAGTCAATTCTTTTGCAGTCTTTGGCGTGTTGGCAGAAACTCTTTTCGACGGGCGACAGGCAGGATAGCCTCTCCTCTTCTCGCCCTCTTTCCTTCCGCACGGCTTTCCAGTTTTAATATCTATCCATTCTTCTTGAAACCAACGCTTTAGCGACATTGGAGCAACCTACTTGACAGAAGCATAGCGACCACCTCTGCGCTTGTACTCCTTCACAAGCCATCCATTGGCGTAGGCACTGGGATATACTTTGAACTTGCGTTTGGCCTCTGCTTTTATCCTTGCGTACAGCCTTTTGTCGAGCGGGACGTTTTTCATTGCAGTTTCTCAAGACAAAGGGGCGGGATCGGAAAGGTTTTCTTTCTCTACTTGCATTAACAGGTACTCTTCTTCCTTGAATAAATTAACGATACCCTCGGTTTCCTCTTTGGAAAGGTAACGTGTAATCCTGCATGTCACAGCTTTGCCGGCTTCAATGCCGATCTGAATTGCGGATACAGAATCACTATTCACGCCAAGCACTTGCAAAATCTTCAGGCCAACGTTACTTCCGCTTGCAATCCTTGCCATCTTGCGTTCGGAGATCAATTACCTACTAAGCATAGCAGTACCATCATGGAAGTAAATTGTAAGTAATTGTGAGGGAGGTAGGTTAAAAGTAGTTCATGGAATAGGGAAAAAAATAGGGGAGTATTTGTAAGTAAGCTGCTGAAATAGGGAAAAAAATTATGGAAGGAGGGGGACGCCAGGAAAAGGCAGTACAACTGTACTACCCCCGGTAACTATAGTTAAACCTAACCAAGTCCTGGCCCGGTAACTATAGTTAAAACTTAGCTAAGTCCTGGCCGGATTGTAACTAAAAAAGGGCCATTAGTATGGCCCTTAATTGTATGTCAGCCCTGCAAGTCTGACCGCACTTTAGCGATCAGTTTGTTTGCCACGATGGCAAAGTTTGCATGGCAAGCATGGGTCGGCATTGTGATACGTTCTAGCGTAAGGATTCCATCGGATACCTTGACGGGAAGGTTCATACGCTTTGCCAGCATTGTTACTACTGTTTTGTGAGTTTCCTTATCTGCGAGGCCGAATCCCACGGTAAGGGCGGCCAGATCAGTTACGGCAATCCTTCCCTTACTACGTGCCAGTGTGGCCGCAACGGCGCAGCACAGTTGATACCTTGCCTCTTCCGCTTGCCTCTTCTCTTCTCTCAGCTTGGCAAGCGAAGCGGCGTCGTAAGCGTCGGCGCCGCGAACCTTACCCTCCTTGCTGGGCTTCTGGGCTGGCTTGGCTAGCGCTGGCTTGGCGGCTGTGACGCTGCCAGCGACGGGTCCGAAGCTGGCAGGGACCTCCTGCCAGCCAGCGGCTGCCAGTACCTTCTGATCGGCTGTGGCCAGCCCTTGAAACCACGCGGAAGGGGTGATCTGTGCGCCATTAGGACGCGCTTTACGGGGAGTCTTGGAAGGTTCGGCAGTAGCCTCTTCCATCGCCATTTTGAGCAACTCTTCCAAGGTGGGCTCCCTCTTCCCACCGCTGCCGTTGTTGCCGTTGTTGGTGCCGTTGTTGGTTGCCATGGTCGGAAAGTTTCTTTTGTAAGTTTGGCGCGGCAAGTCTTGAAAGTAAGTCTCACCGGCAGAAAGGCCGTAGCCTCCCCGCTCCCTAATGATACAGCCACGGTTGACCCATGCAACGTATCGGGTGATCAGTCTTTCTTATAGGTTCCCTGCCGCTGGCTTGGCTTGAAACTAACGAAACAACAAACGACTACAAGTTGCGGTGATAACTTGTAGAAACTAAGTTGCTCGGTAACATTTAACGATTGCATTAGTTTAACTATAACGAGCAACTTGCTAAGTATCATTTAGCAATCTCTTTGTGTTAACTATAACAAGCAAGTCCTTAAGTAACATTTAGCAATCTGCTAAGTTTAATTATAGCGAGCAAGTCCTTAGGTAACATTTAGCAAGTAGGTTGCATTAACTATAACGAGCAACTTACTAAGTAACATTTAGCAAGTAAGTTGTATTAACTATAACGAGCAAGTCCTTAAGTAACATTTAACGATTACCATTGTTATAGTAAAACTAACTCCGCCAACGCTAACTAACAGGAACCGCCTAGAAACTAAGTCTGCAAAGTAAGTCAAATCTGCTAAGTCCGGCCAGGGCCAGCGTAACTAAGTCTATGCTGCAACTAAGTCGCAAGGGTAACTAAGTAAGTAGGGCAAGTAAGTAGGCACAGCAAGTAAATCATGGTTAAATGAATGTACACAATGAATGTATGCTGTGAATGCAAAGTATGAATGCAGTGAATAAATGAATGCCTAGATGAATGCAGATTATGAATGAATGAATCGGCGTGATGAATGAATGTTTTAGATGAATGCTCTTGGTTAATGAATGCAGTTAATGAATGAATGTTATTCATGAATGAATGAATGCCGTGCATGAATGCTAACTTTCAATGCCTAATCTAGCTTTGTTTTCATTCCAAACTTTAACTTTAAGTGCCTTTCTTTTGTAGCTGCCAGGATTAACAAGGAGCGGCGAAACTATTAGCCCGCTTCTGTCCGCCGTCTTACTTTTGTCTCCGAGTCTTTTCTTGAATGTTATCTTTTTAACTAAGTCAAGCAACTTAAACTTATGAATGGATGTTGCAACTTTGCTGTATGGCTCATTCAATGTTTCCGCCAGGAAGGCGACTGAATACTTAATGTACACTCTCCTCAATGAAAGTCTTGTCAAATAATCAAGTAAAAACAGATCAAAGAATGTTAAGCCAAGCTCCTTTCTTCGCAAGTAAAGTTGCCTAAATTTCTCTTCATTTGGGAGAAGGCGAGGGTTAATTGTTTCGATCATCTGAGTGAATGCAGCAAGTAAAAGGCGAAGAAAATGAATGAAAAAGGGGCGTGAAAAGGTAAGTTTGTAGGCAAATTAAGGGCTTGAGACGGTTGTGAGTCCCAGTGAGAAAGCCTGTCCACCACTAAAGTCTAGTACGGAAATCGCGTAAAAGTCGTCGCTGAGATCGACTGCGCCGCAACGGATCTCGAAAACACTTGATAAGTCTATTCTTAGCGGTGGTGACTTGCGACTCGCGCCAACTAAGTTGCAGGTTCAGGCTTTGACCTCGCGCAGTGTAAGTATCACAGCAATGTAATTCACTTAAAAACTGATCTCATAACTTACTCATCAATGTCAGCTTCCTCTAGTGCAATAAGTAATTGCTCAACACCTAAAGCTCCTGATTGCAAACTCTTACCAACTTCAGCTAACTTTGCAGCGCTGTTAAGTAGGCCAGGTATGTCTCTCATATCAAGTAACCTATCAGGGTGATCAATGTAAGCATCAAGTGTACGTTGTGATAACGCAGCTAACTTAGCTGCATTAGCTGATAGACTTCTACCTAGAAACTCCTGTTGCTGCCTGTAAGTCTCTAGCCTCTGTTTATGTTCTATCGCCCTACTATCTTGCTCAAGTTTAAGTTTCTCAGCTAACATGTCCATGTCATAATCAGCAGCTCTCTGTTCCCAGTAATTACGCTTGGAGAGTTTTCGGATGGAAGTATCTGTTAAATTATAGATAGTAGTTATGTAGGATAAAGATCTACCATTTCCCGACCTAAGGTAAAAGTGAAAAATTTCGTATTCTTTTTGAGTTTCATTTACGGCGCCTCCGTTTCTAATCGAATAGCTTTTTTCAGTTGTAACTTTATTTAAGATGGAGTCGTAGTCGGGCGCGATTTCAATGTTTGATTGCAATGACTCTAGGTCTTCTTCTTCAAGGTCTGTTTCGTCCTCAAAGTTATTGGAGTCAGTAACTTCTGTCATTGCTGTAAATAAATCTGTAGCATAAGAAGCTTAGCACGGAAGGCAATAAAAAAGGCCCGCAAGGAAACCCTGCGAGCCAAAGAAGAAAACAACGCAAGGAAACCTTGCTACTTATTTTGTAATTGCTTTTAACACACTATCAATATGCCTAGTGAATAACGATAGGATTATCTTTAACACTATCTAAGCAGTGCTCAAACAAGTATCTCCGATGCGGTTTTAACTAACGGCGGAAAAAGTAAATACTCCTTCCGCCGCATGTGTTAATTATACACCATTTTTACTGCTATGTCAAGGCAATCTCTAAATCAATTTAATCTAAGTCTACTGCGAATCACTGCAGATCATCGTAACTCTGCAACTTATCAAAAAAGAAGGTTGTTTTACTTCCAGCACGATAAAGAATCCTCGGCGCATGATGCAAGCTCCCCAGGCAAACTACACTCTTAAAGTCAATTTCCCCATGCTTATTAACAAAGCACATCGAAGTTAAACAGAACAGCCTCTTAAGTTGCACATAGTAACTACCTGCATACTCCTGCACGTTATAGAAATCAAACTCATTGTCATCAACAAACAGCTCTCGATTATCTTTCACGCATTCCGTCATCAATTCCTCAGTCAAGGGAATTGAATTAACAAAGTTGTACTCGCTCAAGCAATCATACCCTTGCAACTGAATGCAAGGAAGAATCTTTTGCTTCGGCGCCAGGAAAAGAACACGTTGCGTCTTGAATCGTTGCAAGTGCTCCTTCGCTGCTTGCAACCTACGGCGCACTTCAATCAAGCTAAAAGCTTCCGTTGTCTGTTTCGCCACTGTTTACAAGTAAGTGTGATTTGCCGTGAATCTAACTTAAGTTGCGGATCTCTTCAACGCCTCTCAGGATCGCCTACAACGCCCCTCAACCATCTCCAGCGGCAATCCCTCGTCGGACACAAAGAAAGCCCCTCCCAGCGGCAGCCAGAAGGGGCTCAGGAAACTCTGGGGGCCGGTCGTCTAAAGCTCCCCAGAAAGCATGTGCTCCAGAGCAACTTTCACCAACGCATCCCTATCATCTTTGTATTGCTTGACCAAGTAGATCATTTGCATGATCTTTTCACTATCTGTCATACAACATTCTTTTCGACAAACTGTGGCAACAAGTTGTGCCATCGACTTGTCGCTTTGAAACAAATCTGATCTCCTTTCGTCAACTTCCAGAAACTTATCTGGATCTGAAATGTGATAGCCAAAGCAACCAATCATTCCAAGATTACAAAGTCTTTCCAGGGTTCCAAAAGCCCAGAGAACTTGATCTTGTTGTTTGGTCGTCATGAAAGTTGCTCCGGCTTAATAAGTCGGTAGTCCTCAATGCCATAATAGGCAACTACGTTTTTGCCAGCATTGCGAAGGAAGCTAAGTTCGTTGTCTGCGCCTTTGCGCGACTTAAAAAACTTTGTACTCCATCTTCCATTGCACTTAGTCGCAACGCAAAAAGAAGCATCCTTTTGAACTTGTCTGCCAGTGGGCAAGATGAAAGTGTTCATTTTCTGTTTGTAGTGGTTTCAGCTGACTTTTATAACTTGAAGTGTTGAAATACCCATTCCAGATCGGATCACAACCTGAATGCAAGAATGTTTTGATAGTCAGCTTGTAAATGCTCGTTAGCACATTTAAGAAAGCGCTCGACAAACTGTTTATCGTCGAGTCCTTTCTTGCTAAGGCGAGTGAGCATGGCCTCTCTAAACTTTTCTGGACTTGCAACTGCTTCTGCAATCGTAAGTTTAGCGGAAGAAAGAGCACGCTGATAAGTACCGTAAGGGCACATGATGTTAAACCTCCAGGAAAAAGGAATTGTCATTTTCAACAAGCTCAAAGCTTGTATGAACAACATCAATGTACTCTTGATACAACTGCGAGAGTGCGTGGGGCTCTGACTCTGCTGATATCAGAATGTCAAACTTGGAATGTCTTCCAAACGCCCCAACCTCTCTTCCCATAAATCTACACCTATAAATATTCATGAAACCTCCATTGAGATTAAGTGATTGGCGTATCTCTGCGCCAAGTTATGGGCTCCGATCAAAGTATCTGCGTAACCGCAGAACTCTGCAACGTATTCCATCCTGTCCGGCCAAGATGGCATGTGAAATGCTCGGAAAAAGAAGTCCAGATCGACTTCAGTGTTTTTGGAGATAACTCCAATCGGCTCGCCATCAAGGCGAACTGTCTCCCAATGGAGAAAGTCTAAACTGTCTTCAACTGTGATGGTAATGCGTTCCATGGAAAAATTGCAAGTGAATCCGAAAGAGATTTTTAGTTCTTGTAAGTAGAAACCTCCGCAATCAAAACCGCAACCTCATCGGCGGTCACCCAGCCAGCAACTGCTCCTTGCGGATCAACCTTGTGCCTAATTGAATTAAACCTGCCAGTAACAAACTCATGCTCAAGGAAAACAGCAACTTCGCAGTCACTGCTGCTATGCAGTGATCCCGATTCCTGCATACTCTCTTTCAAGGTATGCTGGTGGCAACAATAGTTGCCTCTTCCAAACATAACGGATACTTGGTATCCGTTAGTGAACTGAATCTGAAAACCCTTTTGGGTAAAGACTGACAGAAAAGATTCCATTGGCGAGTGATTAAAGCAGGTAGTCAAAGATACTTGCGTGGAATGCAAGCAATGTTTGTTTGGCCAGGAAAAATTCTGTCTTCGTAACTAATAAGCGCTCGATCTGGACTGTGGGCACAAATAAGCCTTGAGACATTATTGAGCCCCTCCTGCAATGGGAAACAAAGTCCCCAGCCAACAATCCCGGCACCAGTGATGACAGCAGCGCCAGTAAGAAAGTCTTTCATGGAGTCAATGCGAGAAAAGAAAGATTGTGTTTGTAACTAACAGCGGAAAGGTTGCTACACCTCCCGCCGTTGCGCTAATTATAGCACTAATTCAATGCTATGTCAAGTCAATCTTCGTCCTCCTCGGGTGGAAAGAAACCCTCTTCTCTGCCAACCTCCAAGCCCACTGTGTATGGACAGCAAACTTCAAAAGCTTGCGTCATTAAATCATCAAACTTTAAGGATTGCTCAGCATTGAAACAAGGTTCTCCCGTTTCAAAGTTAACGTATCCAATAAAGCTATCATCTGGATGAAAGCATAGGTTTTCCACCCGATACAGGTATCGGAAGAATTGCCTTGCATCATCCAAAGATTCAATCTTCTGTGGACAGGTAACGTCTTGGCTGTCTGTCATGGGTTGGGATTGCAAGTATGCTGTATGACGGAAACTTCAGTGCAGTTGCCCTCAATTTCCATCAATACAATATCTATGTCGTAGATGCTTTCATGGTGCCTGCCATTGCCGTAAACGCCAGGAAACTTTGCTTCCTGACGAATCAACTCGGCCCTGTAATCAATCAAAGCAAGTCGAAGCGTTGTTGCGGAAAGAGTGGCCATGTCAATCTCTAAGAATGAACTGTTCCGCCGTCATTGCGCCATCGTTTTCACAAAGACGCTTTGCGGTTTTAACAATGATTGAATCGTTGCCAGAGTCAAAATCTTCGTTATCTTCCTCTGTGCAACATGCACCATCAACAAAATATCCACCTGCAACCCTGCAGATAGAGCCATCAGCGGCAACAAACAAAAGATTGTCGCAACCAAGCGAGAAGTGAAGAATTGATCTGTCCATGTCAGAAAAGCAGGCTGTCGTTTTGATCGTAAACGTGTTTGATCTCTGTATTGAGAAAAAGAGTGTTGTCATCTTCATCATCAATAGAAACCGAAAGCTCGCAATCTTGAGCTACGGTGAGCGGATCTTCGCCTTCGGGAATGTCTACCCGAACAAGAATGTAACAATGTGCCATGTCAGAAAAATGCGTGGTTGACTGTGCTGTACCGTAATTAAACATAAACCGAGCAGCTAGTTGCAACAAACTCAATGCTAAGTTTGTAACCAAAGGATGAGTCCTTGCACTTCTCGCAGATAGCGTTAAATCCTCCACTGCCACTTGTAGCTTTATCAATGCGATCCATCCAGGAAATTGAGCTATTAAACAAAACGTGAATCTGTATTTTCATTTCGTCAATCGTTGGACAACGAAACTCATTGCTGGAATGAATCATCCATTTCCAGTCAAGTGCGTCCATGACTTTAATTACTTTGTCAAAGTCAAACTTTTCAATGATCTCGTCAACCGCCATGTAAGCGCGGCCAAGATTAGCGACAGAAGTTTCCATTGTGAGAAAGAAAGTGAAAGAACAAAGTATGCGGAAGAAAGTAGTTACTCCCTCTCCCGCATACACAAATTATAGCATATTTTGTACGCTATGTCAAGTCAAACTCTGTTGCCTCTGTACTTATTTTCTTGAATAAGAAGTTGTTTCGTGGCAGCCTTCGCAATGGAAAGCAGCTCATTTTGCATTACAAACTTGCGACCATTACGCCTGAACATGGCGTAAATGTTGCCAGTCAAAGAGTCCCACTGCTGCCTTTCAATGTCTGAAAAGTCATCGTGATCTCTTGACCTAAGCGCATGTTTGTAAGCAACTGAACCACGAACAATGTCGATAATGTCTTGCATAAAGGAGATTGAGTTGAAAGTTATCAGCGTCGGCGAAGCATGGAGAGCATGTTATTCTTCCATCTGCGCCAATAGATTCCGATTCTACAGTGTTTGTAGCGCCTGGAAAGACAGATGAATACATCTATCTCTGGTGGCCACCAAGTCTCATGAAACATGAGACTCAGTGAGACCCTGCCGATCCTAAGTGATGCCTTAGGCGGCAGACACCAAGGCTGAGATGAATCGACATGGAGCATGAAACTCCAATCCGATAGTGTCATCAACGTGACACGACGAAGAAAAAACTTCTCCGTCCAAACTAAGTCCATTTGTAATGGACTAGAGTAATTGATGAAAGTCATCGGCTGAACTCCCCGATGGAAGACTTAAGGTCAGAAACTTGCTTTTCCAGTGCAGCAATTTTCTCGCGTGTTTCCGTAACCTCTAATGCCATGTAGTCTGTGCGAGCTGGCTCAAACTCTCGGAAGCCCTCAAGAATGCCATTTCTGATTGAGCAGATGTAAATGTCGCGCTTTACATAATCAACAGCACTCTCACTCACTCTGTATGTTTTGTCAAGAGTAGCGTAAACCGTGTATTGAAAACTCCAATCAAAGACAAGCCTGAATCCTCTTAAGTGCAATTCGGCTTGAATCGGATCCAAGATAATGGAAATCTTTTTTGTCGCTGATCTATACGGGGTTGTCTTGATAATCTTTTGTCCGATGTACGGACGAAGCAAGTCCATTAACCGCAACTGAAGTTTATTTGCGGTTTGATTGACTGAGTTGCGTGTTGCAACTTGTACTTCAAGCAAGTCTGCTTTGGTGAACTTCATGAATCTGTGTTTGTAAGGAACAAAGTATGCGGAAGAAAGTAGTTACTCCCTCTCCCGCATAACAAAATTATACCACTATTTTAGTGGTATGTCAAGTCAATCTTAGTAGAGCGATGTGTAAATCTCCACTGGATGTGAATATTTTTTAAGCTTACCAACAAAGCAATTTCTTTTCTTTGACCATACAACTTCTTCTGATTTAAGCAACTTTTCAAGTTCATAGCTAGGGGAATGGCTGTATCCAGCAGAAAGCTTTTCAGAAATGTCCTGCAAGGAACTATCTTCTTCGTGATCAAAGCGACGGAGCCAATAACCAATTCTCCATTGAAAGAACTCTGTGTCGGCAATGCCGCCAGAGTCAATGAAGTAAAGTTTACCATCA